GCGCCTTCCTGGCCGCCTACGCCAAGTGCGGCATCATCGCGACCGCCTGCCGCCACGCCCAGATCGACCGCGGCACCTACTACCTCTGGATGGAGCACGACGACCTCTTCGCCGCCGCCGCCGGCCGCGCCAAGGCCGAGGCCGGCGACTACCTCGAGGAGGAGGCCCTGCGCCGCGCCACCATCGGCCACCAGGTCGTCAAAGAGATCTGGGAGCTCGGCGTGCTGGTGCGCCGCGAGGTGAGCCACCAGGTCTCCGACACGATGCTGGCGATGATGCTCAACGGCGCCAAGCCCGAGAAGTACAAGATCCGCGCCGACGTCACCCACACCGGCACCGTCGTCAAGACCGTCGACCGCGCCTTCTTCGAGGCCGTCTAGCCGTGGTCGCCGCCCCCATCGCCCCGCCCGCGACCAAGCCCTACGACCGCGTCGCCCCCATCGTGCGCGCCTTCGCCGCCCACCGCGGCACCGAGTCCGTCCTCGAAGGCCCCGCCGACACCGGCAAGAGCCGCGCCTGCCTCGAGCTCGTCCACGCCGCCTGCGAGAAGTACCCCGGCTGCCAGTGGTCCATCGTCCGTAAGACCAGGTCGAGCATCACGGAAACGGCCCAGAAGACCTACGAACGCTGGGTCCGACCCGACGGCGCGTCCCGCCTCTGGCATGACCTGGAGTACCGCTACCCCAACGGCTCGGTGATCGTGCTGGCGGGGCTCGACGAGCCAACCCGGCTCCTCTCCTCCGAGTTCGACGGCATCTACGTGATGCAGGCCGAGGAGCTGACCCAGGACGACTGGGAGATGCTCACCACCCGCGTCACCGGCCGCGGCGCCGTGATGCCCTACGTGCGCCTCATCGCCGACATGAACCCCACCTCGCCGGGCTTCCACCTCTACGCCCGCGAGGCCGCCGGCCAGGTCACCTTCTTCCAAGTCCGCCACGCCGACAACCCCACCATCACCGAGGAGCGCCTCGCTCCCCTCCGTCACCTCACCGGCCACCGGCTCCGGCGCCTGTACTACGGCGAGCGGGTGTCGGCCGAGGGGATGTACTTCACCGAGTGGGACCCCACCGTCCACCTCGAGGCGTCCTTCGACCCGCCCCCCGACTGGACGCGCTGGCTCAGCGTCGACTACGGCTTCGCCGACCCCTTCTGCGCCCTTTGGTTCTGCCGCGCCCCCGACCCGCGCCGCACCGTCCACGTCTACCGCGAGCTCTACGCCTCTGGCCTCCGCGACGAGCAACAGGCCGCCCTCGTCGCCGCCCGCTGCCAGGGTGAGCGCATCAGTAAAGCCGTCGGTGACCCGTCGATGTTCAACCGGCGCAGCGAGCAGGACAAGCCCTCGATCGCCTCGGTCTACCAGGCCGCCGGCGTCCCCCTCGAGCCCGCCCAGAACAGCCGGGTTCCTGGTTGGCAGGCGGTCAGGAGGCTCCTCGCCCACGACGCCGACACCGCGCCGCGTCTGCGGGTGATGCGGGAGCGGTGCCCCAACCTGATCAGGACGCTGCCGGCGATGGTGCACGACCCGCTCGACAACGAGGACCTGGCCGACAAGGTCGGGCACGCCAAGACCGAGGACCACGGGGTCGACGCCCTGCGCTACGGCGCCCTGCTCGAGGCCACCGCGTCCGCCCCGCCGCCGCGCCCGATGCGCTTCGGGGCCACCCGGTGACCGACCTGCTCGCCGCCGAGGGCACCCTCTCCCGCGACCGCGACGACGCCGGTAAGGTCGCGGAGCTGACCGAAATTGTGGATCAGTTGCGCGCCGACTTCAAGGCGCGCGACGCGCTGTACGACGACATCGACAAGGTCATCTACGGCGAGGTGCCGGTCCTGATCCCCGAGGCGTACCAGGAGTACGCCGAGGAGGTCAGAAGCCCGCTTCCGATCCACATCACCAACACCATCACCGCCGCCATGACCGTCAACCCCCCGACGACCCAGTTCCTCCCCGTCGGCTTCGGCGACACCCACCAGGAGAACGCCACCCTCCGCGAGCACTTCTTCGACGCCAGTTGGCGCCGACAAGAAGACGAGGCCGACTCGCAGCTTTTCCGCAAGTTCATGCACGCGCTCATCACCAAGGGCGAGGGCGTCCTCAAGACCACCGAGCGCAGCAAGAGTGCCTTCAGCGGCTACGACACCTACTCGCGCACGCTGCAAGAGGCCCTCGACTCCGACGAGTACCGCCACCTCGACCAGCGCGAGAAGGACACGCTCTACCACGGCAAGACCGAGGAGTACAAGAAGGGCCGCGCCGGCTACCCCATCACCACCGTCGATGTCCCCCCCGAGACGTACTACTACCTGCGCGGCGCCGGCGGGGTCACTTGCGTGGCCGAGGTCAAGCGCGTCCCCTACCTCGAGACCCTGGCCAAGTACGCGATGGGCCTGGACGGAAACGGGAAAGTCTGTCCCGCCGCGATGGGGATGCCGATCGCCGACTGGCACCGCGTGATGTCCAAGGTCAGGACGCTGTTGATGGTGGAATTTTGGACCCACAAGGACGTCTCCTACCTCCTCCTGGGACCGGGCGACACGGCGAGCGGCAGTGGCAAGCTCGGCCGCGGCCAGCTCGTCAAGTCCTTCCGTCACGGCTACGGCGACCCGGTGACGAAGAGCCTCCGGGGTCCGTACTTCCAGGCGCAGGGCGTCACCACCTCGAGCCGCCAGCCCGACAGAACGGGCCTCAGCGTCATCTACGGCTTCCTCCCCCTCTTCCCGCTGCTGGATCGCCTCCTCACCGCGCGCGGCGCCAACGCGACGCTCACGGCCTACGCGAGCTTCAAGCGACTCCAGCCACCCACGGCGGGGCTGCCCGACTCGGACTACGGCCGGGACGGGACGGAGAAGCGGGTCGGCTCCCCCGAGGTGATCGAGCCGGGGACGATCTACCCCTACGACGTCGGCCCCATCGAGATGCCGGAGGGCGGCCGCGAGCTCGACAAGATGCTCGGCGAGGTCCGGGGACTGATCGAACTCGCCCTCCCCTCCGTCGTGCAGGGCGTGGTGGACACGACCGATAGCGGGTACGCGCTGAACCAGGCGGTGCATCTGGCGATGATCGCGTGGAGTCCCATCGTGTCCAACGCCGAGCGGGCCCTGGCCAAGCGCGTCGGCTTCGAGTCGTGGCTGATCGAGAACAAGGTGATGGAGACCGTCTACTGCTGGGGTGAACCGCCCAAGGGCAAGAACAAGCGCGGTGGCGACGCGGGCTGGCTGGGCATCGGACCGGACGAGTTGAACGGCGTGCATCGGTACAAGGTCCGGCTCGACCCGGACACGCCCTCCAACCGGGTCATCGACGTGCGCCAGCACGCGGAGATGGTGGTGCAGGGCTTCGAGACCAAGGCGATGGCGATCGAGGAATTGGGCGGCAACCCCGACGAGGTCGAGCGGGGGCTCCTCCTCGAGATGCTGAAGGCCGACCCCGCCATCCTCGACCGGATGAAGCAGGGGGTCTTCCAGCAGCTCGCCCTCGCCGACCAGCGGCGCCTCGCCGAGGCCGCCCCGCCGGCACCTCCTGCCGATCCCGGCGCGGCACTCGGCCAGACGGGACAAGTCTACCAACCGGGTCAGGAGGGGATGCCGCTCGTGCCCACCCCGGCCGGCGCCGTGACGGGCGCGGGGGTCGGCAGCGGCCTGCCGGCCAACCCGGCGGGGATGGCGGGTGGCGTGCCGAACGCGCCCGGTGCCGCGCTGCCGCTGCCGGGGCAGATGTAGATGGCGCCCAAGAAGCATCTTTTCGAGCAGGTGGCGGACGAGCTGGGGACGTGGATGGCGACGACCGAGGAGGCGCTGGTGGCGGGGATGCACGACGGCGACAAGGCCCCCTTCGCCGCGCCCCTGACCGAGCGCCAGAAGCTCGCGGTCTACCGCTCGATGCTCGAGAACCCCGACGGGACGGAGAACGCGGCCGGGGCGCAGGAGCTGATCGCCACGCGCGGGGCGACGGTCTACGCCGCGGCCAAGCTCGCCCTCGCCAAGGACCGCCGCCGCGACCTGGACGCCACCCCGCCACCCCGCACGCCTGAGCCAGAGGACGGAGGCGGGTATGGCGCTACGTAGCCGCTGCGCGCTCGGGGTGATTCCTCGCGAAGCGGCAGGTCCGGCACGCCCGCTGTGGTCGGCCGAACCGATCCGTGTAGGCGTAGGTGTTCGTCTCGTCGAGCGGGTGTCCGTGCTTGCACGCCGTCTTGACCGCGTTGCCGTCGAGGTAGACGTGATCGACGTGCCTGACCAGTTGGAGGTGCGCCGGGTTGCAGCACGCGCGCAGGCGGCAGGTGTGGTGGCATTCGAGGCCGCTGGGGATGGGGCCGACCAGCAGCATGTAGACGGCCCGGTGGATGCACTCCTTGCGACGCGGGTTGTTGAGCCGCACGGTGCCGTAGCCGTGCTTCATCGTGTAGCCGATCCAGCGCCAGCAGCCATCGGGCTGACGAACGATCTTCGCGCGGATGCGCTCGGGGACGCGGATAAACTCGTCGGGCATCGGAAGCTAACCCCTTCTGGTGCCACGCCCCCGGCTAGTGCAAGTAGCGCGGGGGCATTTCGCTGCCCTGATTTTACCGTAATCGGGGGTGCCTGAGATGCCGCTGCTCAACGAGTTCGGGGACGCGGGCGTCGCGCGGATCGAGCAACAGGCGGCCGCGCTGGCCGCGCGGGTCGGCGTGCAGAAGGAAGTCATCTACGGCTTCTTCAACGAGACCGGCCACTTCCCGCAAACCATTCAGGAACTCGAGCGGTGGGGTTCCACCCCGGACAGGATCTACGGCATCACCCGCCGCACGGCCGACGGCGTCTGGCACCCGATCACGCAGGGCATGCAGACCCCCGGCAAGAGCGACCAGGACCGGGCCGGCTTCATGGGGGCGGGTGGCCAGACCGGCCACATGATCAACAACGCCGAGGACTCGGCGATCCAACGCTTCCAGCAGGTTGATCCGAGCGGCAACGTCTGGGGCGGCAGTTGGGACCCGGCCTACAACCGCGCCCACCCCAACCAGTCGAACGACCCGAGCGCCGCGATCCGGGCTGCGGCCGGCCTCGACCGCGGCCCGACGGTCCGCACCGCCGCCGCCCGCGCGATGGACGCCAACAACCACGTCGCCCCCAACGCGGGCGGCTTCACCTCCGTGGTCGACGGCGTGCCCAACCAGTTCGCCACCGAGGCCGAGGCCGCCGCCGACTACAACACCCGGACTGGTGACGCGGGTCAGCAGCCGGCCCCGAGCGCGCCGTCGGCTCCGAGTGCTCCGAGTGCCTCATCCGCGCCGAGTGGCTCGAGTGGCTCGAGCGATCCGGGGGTGACGGCACCGGGGACAGGACCGGCGGGGCAAGGGGTGAACATCCCGGCGGCGCAACTGGCGGCGCAGGTCGCCAACAACGCCGTCCTGGCCTGGCTGGCCAAGCGGCGGCTCGAGGAGATCGACATCCCCGAGCTCGCGCTCAAGACCGAGGTCGAGCGCGAGAAGCTGCGCCAGGACCTGGCCAAGCAGGTCTGGCTGCAAGCCTTCCAGACCGCCCAGCTCACCGGCAAGGCCCCCGACGGCACGCCGACCCTGGACGCCCAGAAGCTCGAGGACGACCGCCGGCGCCTCGAGGCCGAGCTCACCGGCCGCGCGCCGGGCAGTGGTCCCGCCGGTCGCGCCGCCGCCGCCTTCGCCCAGGCCAAGGCGCAGAATCCCCTCATCACCGGGTCTGGGCCCGAGGCGGCCGGGATCTGGGCGCAGACGACCGGGATCTCCCAGGAGCAGGGCGCCCAGATGGCGGCGCGGGCCAACGCCTACTACGCGGCGACCGGGACCACCATGCCCGAGGACGTGGCGGCACGCACCCTGGCCGAGGTGACCGGTCGGCCAGCCGGGTCCTTCCAGACCCTCACCCCCGACGCCCAGCACACCCAGAACCAGGACGCCATCGCGGCGCTGAACGTGCTGTCGCAGCTCCGCGGTCCCGAGAACGCCTTCGTGTACGCGCAGACGTTGGCGAATCTGCCCGACAGCGTGCGCCAGACCATCCAGGGGATGATGAGCACCTTGCCGGTTGCGTCCCGCTCCCCGGCGCAGGCTGGCGTGCTGGGGGACGTGGGCGTGCCCCAGCCGGGGCAGGCGCCGGCCGGCGGCACGCTGGGACCGGGGACGGTGAACACCGCGCTGGGCACCGGGCCGACGGCGACGAGCGGGCAGACGGCGGTGTCGCCGATCGTGCCGGGGGCGAGCCCCGCGCTGGGGACGACGTTCCCGCAGCAGACGCCGGCCGGCGAGATCGGGCCGGGGATGATGCACACCCAGCGGAGCGCGCTGGCGACGCCGCCCCTCGCCTCCGGTGGACTCGGCCCCGCGCCGGCACCGATCGACCCGACCGCGGTGGCGGGAACAGGCGCCCCAGGTGGGGGGGTGCCGTGGAACGCGCCGGGCGGGCAGCCGGGCGCACCGCCCCCGATCCTGCACGCCCTGCCGGTGGCGCCTAGACCCATCGACCCCGCGACCGGGCAGCCGTTGCGGCCACCGGCCGCGCCGGGTGTGGTAGCGCCGGGGCAGCTCAGCCCGACGGATATGGCCCGCAACAGCGAGTACGGGCGGCAGATGCTCTGGAGTGGGTACGAGACGGGCGGCTACGACCGCAAGGACGCCGCCGAGCAGTACTTGAAATCGCTTCCGGTCGCGAGCGGGCCAGCGCGTGGGCGCCGGCGGGCGGCCTAGGTGCCGGGCCTCCCCCCGGTCCCGGTCGCGCAGTGGCGGGCCCACGCCGACACCCAGTTCGCCGCGCTGACCAAGGACCAGGACGCCCAGATCGCGGGCCTCGCCCAGGCCGAGCAGGCCGACGCGCTCGCCCCCGTGCAGCAGGCCGCCGAGCGCGAGCAGGCGTGGACGGCGCGCACGCAGCAGGAAGACGCCCAGATCGCACAACTCGCCCAGACGGAGCAGGGCCTGAGTGCCACGCCCGCCACCCGCGACCAGCACGCGATCGGTGATCGCCACCTCACCTCCGGGGTCGAGCAGCACAGAGGCGCGGTGACTGCCGCGTTCGGGGACCTGGGCCCCGAGGCGGTCGAGAACATGCTCGCCATCATGGAGCGGGAGTCGGGCGGCAACACCTCGGCCGCCAAGACCGACAGCGTGGAGGACTCCCACGGCGTCCTCCAGATCAACGCCCGCGCCCACCCCGACCTGGCGGCCAAGTACGACCTGACCGACCCACGCCAGAACGCGCTGGCTGCACGGGAGATCTTCAACAGCCAGGGCTACGGGGCGTGGAAGAACGCGAGCGACCAGTTGGGGTTGCTCGAGGGCAGGAACGCCCGGCCGAGCGGCGCGGGGCGCCAGGCGTACAGCTACGGGGCGGGCGAGGATCAGGCCGCGCAGGACGCCAGCATGGCGGGATTCACGAAAAGTGGCCCGTCTGCGTCGCCAGGTGGGCGTTCCCGCGTCGAGGCACTGGGCCAATTCGAGCAGGGGCTGCCGACGGAGGACGCCTACTCGGTCTGCGGACCGGTGGCGGCGCTGGCCTTCGCGCAGGCGAATGGGCGCAACCCGGATCTGGGGGAGGCGCGACGTCTCGCCAAGCAGGTCGGTTGGACCAGCCAGGGTGGGATGAACGGCGTCCAGAACGAGGCCGCGCTGCTACAGCAAATGGGTGTCTCCGCGCGATTGGACACGAACCCAGACTTCGGGGCTATCGCTGCTGACGCGGAAGCCGGCAACCCGGTCAT